AACACTTTCGCCAAATGTAGCATAACCGGTATCGTCAGGATAAGCAGTTAATCTAAATACTTTAATTGTATTACCATTTGCATCAACGTAATCGCCTTCTGTATCTTGTAATAATTCACCCAAAACTGTTAGTGGATAAGCATAAGTGTTGATTGTTGGATCATCTTCTGTTTGATTATAACTTTCGCTCGCTTTCCCTGTTCGGCATCCAAATAACCAATTTTTAATTGTCAGTCTTTCGCCGTCTTCTAGTGCTTCGACTTCATAGTATATTGCATGTTCTACTGATTTTAGTTGTTGGATTTCTGCACTTCCACCTTCAACTTTCATTAATCTTCCCATTGCAATTTCATAAGCTTCTTCAATATTTACAACGGTTAATTCACCTGTTCTACCTTTATCATCTGTCAAGACTGCTATTTTCTGTCCATCGCCATAAAGATATTGTTCGTCGTAATCAGTTTCTAAACTTAATGCACTCGCATACGCTAAGTCTTCGGGAGTTTCATAACTTCCTTCTTCATTTTTAATAGCATATTTCAAGTTTTTAACATTAAACTTTACCATTTTTCTTTTTGCCATTATTTTTTTATTCTCCTTTCAAAATCTTTGATAAATATTTTTTTAATTTCATTTTTATTTCTTTCCCACGTTTTAGAAATAAATGGGGCGGGACCTCTGTTTGAATACTCGCTTATATTAGTAAGTGGCATTCCTTTATTAATTCCTTTGCCTCCTCGCTCGTTATAAACATAACAAACATTGTGATAACTTTTCACTTTCCAATTATTTTTAAACAAACCTGTATCAACAGGTGTTGCATTTTTTAATCTTACTGCCATATCTTCAGCTGCTGTTTTTAGTGCTTCTTGTGTTGCATCAAAACTTTTTTGAGTAAATTTATTAATTACTGTTCTAAATTGCTTTTCAATATCAATCATTTTAGCCAACCTGACAACTTGTTAAGAATGAATAGACGTATAATTGATTAGCATTATCATAATCAATTCGATCAAGTTCAAATACCCAATTTTCATTTAAAAATGCGTTATTTAATGCGGTGAGATAATCATCTACATTTTTCTTTCTACTATATAAATTAATCGATATTGTTGCTTTTCTAATAATTGGTTTCCCATCACCAAAAGATGTTCTTTCTAAATCGACAATATTATAAGTCAAATATGTTTGTTTCTTACTTGCACCGGTTCCCGAAACATTAATAAACCAAAACATAGGAGTATTATTACTACCAGAGCTTGTTCCTTTTATAAAACCAGCATTTATTAAGATATCGCTAATCGCTTCTCTTACTTCTATAATTGCATCAACTGTTTTCATCAGACCACCTAGTTTCATCATAATCTTTTGTGTTGACATGATTTGCTCTAAAGGTTATATCAGCTTTATAAAATTCTCTAAAATCTACTCCACTAATTTGATATGTTGAATTATTAAATTCTACAAACATACCTACATCAATATTTCGCTTGTGAATTGTAAATTCTATATCACTTGCATCTTGAATAGCATCAGCCGTTGCCATTTCGTTTGCCGATAATTGTCTTACAAATGCTTTGATTGTTGTATTTAACGGATGTATATATTCTTTAATTGTTCCATTATCTGTTATTATTTCTTTGAATATTTTAATACTTCTTGTTTTAGCTGGATTTAAAAACTTTTTAAGCATCTTCTTCCAACTTTCTTTTCGCAATGTTTTGCAAATGAACACCTAAACTGACCATCCCAACTGCATAATCGTGTTCTTTTTTATATCCATCTGCTCCGAAAAACAAACTTCTTATAAACATTATTGCAAATTGTTTTGCTAAAGGCTCGATTGGATTATCTTGTGAAAAATCATATTTTGTTAATTCAAACAAATAAGAAGAGGCAGTTTGAGATAGTCTTTCTAATTCTTCTACGTTATAATCGTAATCTAAATAAAGTGCCTCTCTAACTTCTTCAACCGTTAATATTAAGTTCATTTAACTGCCCCTTTCATTTTTTAATTTTATCCAGCAACTGCTGCTTTTTGTAAAATTACTGCTCCGTTTTTATCAGCTAATTTTCCGTCGCCGATTAAAGTTGACTTGTCAATATATTGGTCTGTACTTTCGTCAAAATATTTTTTATAAGTGATTTGCATGTTGCTATTAAATGTATAATCAGCTAAATCAACATAAATCAAAAATGCTTCTTCTGCTTCTGCTTCGTCTAAACTTGGTAATTCGTCGGTTAAAACAACTGTTTTACCGTTAAAACGATATACATCATTGCCATTAACATCAGTTCCATAACGATAAACCGGATTACCATTTTCATCCATTAATCCATCCATATATTTATCCCAAGTTCCCGGACTAACTAAGATAACTCCGTTTCTCTTCTTACGATAGCCTAGCGGAATATTTGAAAATAATTTTGTTTTCCAGCCCGTCCAGGTCGCATCTTCTACTGCAAAGTCGATTACATTTTCAATGTCTGTGTCATTAACAAGTCCCAATGGTTGTCCTATGCCACTACCATTAATAACTGATTTTTCGATTGCTTTAATCATTGCTTCTGCAATATTTTCTGCAACTAATCTTTCAAATGCATCAAGCGATACTGTTGCAGCTATTAAGCTTGTTGCGATTCTAACTTGCAATTTATAAGATGAAAAACTTACGACTCCGGTAGAGCTCTTTTGAGTTTCAGCGACTTCGCCTTCCGCAACCCAAGTTGCGATTGGTTTAAGATTGTTAACCGGAATATCTACTCCTGCCGCAAATTCAGTTTTTGTAATTCTTGAATAAATATCTCCAATATCTTCTAATTCATTAACTATTTGTTCAACAATTGTTGTTGGAATTACATCTCCAATATCACTTGTTAATGTTATAGCATCTGCTCTTAATTCTCGAGGTATTTTTTCACCTTTAAGCATTAAATCTCTAAATGCTTTTCGATATTCTCTTGTTGCAAATCGATCTTCTATTTCTTCATTTCCTTTTGTTCTAGTATCAAAATTAACTTTTGATTTAGTTCCTTCTTCTGCTTTTGCTCTCATTTCCTCAAACTTTTCTTCAAGTTCTTTCTTTCTTACGATTAATTCATCTAATTTTTTTTCATCTTCTGCATTAACATCACGATTTTTTACTTTTTCTTCAATTTTCTTAATATCACGTTGAATTTCTAAATATTCTTTTTTCATTTTTTCCTTTCTCCTTCGTAAATTTTATTTAATTTTAATTTTATATTCATTCGCCTAATCAAACACGCTTGTTTTTCTCTTTCGTTCTCTAACGACTTTTGAATATCCTCTAATACTTCAAAAGAACGAGCATAAACTTCAGTATTTTCATAAGCGGGAATATCAACTAATGACACATCAAATAGCCTGTTAATTTTATTTATTTTTCTTAATGGGATATCTTCATCAAGATCAACCCATTCACTGCCGTTATTTTCTAAATCAATCGTAAATGAAAAACTACATTCACTTAACAACCCTTCTTCAACTGCCTTGTAAATATCTTTGTTATTTTGAGTATCAATTAATTCGGCGTCAAATCTCAAACCTATATCATCAACTTCAAACTTCAAACTTCCATTTTTGGTGGATGCCATTGCCAAATAACCACTTTCATGATTATATTTCAAAGGTACTTTTCTCATATCGCAATTTTCAAAAGCACCCGGCATAATGATTTCACGGAAACCCCATGATTTATCACCAATTAAAGTTTCGTTATTAAACTTCGCAGCGTAGCCAACCAAACGCATTTTGTCTTCTTCATTTCGCAATTCTACGTTTGTTGCATAACGTTGCTCTTTTTCAACTCTTTTGCCTTTCATTTTTTCAATGATTTTATTCTTCATCTTCTTCCCCTTCTTCAATATTTTCTTTATCTTCTTTTTTACCTAATTGGTAATCATCTGCGTTGTCAGCATTTATATAATTTAAACTGACAAGCCTTTTTTCGCCGCCTTCAATAGGCACCATATTAAATAATTTTCTATATTCATTAATTGTAAATAAACCTATTTCTTTTGTCTTTTCTAATAAATTAATTTTTGTCTGTGTACTAATTACGTGTAAAGTATCACTAGAAATAACAACCCTATTTCCTTCCCCATATTCTCGGCTAGTAAAAAGTTTAAAATTAAGTTCATTAAGTAGTTTGTTTACAAAACTTTCGATATTAGTTTCGTAATATGCTTGCCATTGGTTTTCATTAAAATCAGCTTTTAAAATACTTTCACTAATATTTAAATAATTAAGTATTTTGTTTTCAAAATGCTCCATTTCATTAGCGTTTGCATATTTAGCTTCGTCTTTAATCTGAGTTAATGTTTCAGTAGCATCAATATATGCTACTCCTGTTCCATCTTTAGCCAAATAGTTTTCTGCAAATGATTCTGCTCTTTTTTTCCTTACTTGTTCATTCATTGGAGATGTTGATGCTAAAACAAATCTTAAAAATGCACTGTTTTTAATAGCTTGTTCAATACCTTCATAGTTTGTATTAATAACTTTTAAAACACTATTAATTGCATTATCCCTTTTTCCAAATATTTCAGTAGTATCAACATTTCTAGCAATATGAATAATATCATTCAAAGGTGCAACAATATTTTTTCCTTGTAATTGAAATTCGAGGAACACATCGCCACTTTGCTCGTTATAAATTACATCAATATTATCTGGATCTAAAATCCACAAACCTTTTAAAGGTTCTTTTGGTTTGGACAAATCCCAATCAATGTAAATAAATACATTGTTTTCAAGATAATAGTTTCTCCCTACTTTTTCCCAGAATGCTCCGGCTTCCATAACAGAATTTGGTTTCAAACTTAATATTTTAGTAATGTCTGGTCTTGCTGGCTTGTCTTTTAAAAAAACCATTGGTTTAATTTTAGATAAGTGCTTAGCATGTGTATTAATTGCTGACATAAAAGTATCGTTTAATTTTGGATCAATTTTATTTGAAAAATAAGGCGTAAACAAATTAATAAGTTTCGCTTTATTTTGTTTTAATGTTTTTTTCTTGCTAAATATTTTAGTAAATAAACCCATTTTTTATTCATCTCCCAAAAACTCTTCTTTATATTCTATAAGCGAGACATAAGCATTTAATATTGTAGCCACGCCATCTATTTTTCTTTTTGGATTACCTTTGACTAAAAGATAATTTCCATTACGATCCATTTCAACTTCTGCATTAGACAAACACCATTTCGTGATTGGATTGTTTTGATATACTAATTTTTTTTCTTTTAAATTAGCTTCTAATTCTTGGATTGGAACACTTAAAGTTTGAGCTCCTTGTCTGGTCGGTTTCAAAACATGTTTTTCAGTATACCCTAAAGCTGCTAAATCTTTAACTAAATAACTAGCACTCCAAGCATCGTAATTTATAAATCTAAACATCCAACCTCTTTTTTCAAACAAGTCTTTATAAACATAATCAACTATATGTCTATAATCTATTAAGTTTTCGCCTGCTACTCTTAAATAATCTTTGTCAAGCCATTGCTCAAAAGGTAGTCCTTCTTTTTTTCCTTCTTCAAAATATTTCTGAGTTATCCAATATTTTGTTTCAGCAATTATCTTTTTATTTTCTTTATCAAAAAGCAAGGTTGTCCAAGCGGTCATATCACCTGTTCTTGATAGGTCGAAACCACCAATAACAACCGCGTCTTTAAATTGTCCTAAATCATAAACTTCTTCGTTATTTAATTCTTCAAAAGTCAACCATGAATGTCTACCCGTTTGTCTTACATTAAATGATTTTGCTAATAAGTTTTTAAGATCTGCTTTATCATCTTTAGCATTCTGGACATCTTCTTGCAAACGACTTATTGGATATGATACACCTAGATTAGGATTAGCCTTCTGCCAACAGCGAAAATCTTCCCATTCACTTTCTTTATCAAGCTGATACACAAAAACTAATAATCTATCGTTTGTATAAATGTCATTTAAAACATTTACATCGTTTTCAAACACTTCATCAAAAGTTTTCTGTCTTTCTAACCCCATTGTCGAAGTAATAAATTCAATAGGTTGATTTCTTGATTTAGTTGAATCCCAAATAACGTCAATTGTGTTTGTGTCTGTAATTGCATGTAGCTCGTCAATATGAGAAAAATGAGCATTAGCACCATCAAGTTTTTTACTATCTTTTGATAATGGGATGTAAGAATTGTCGCTATAAGGTTTTGTGTAAATGCCATTAACCGTGATTCTAAATCTTGGTTGCAATACAGGGCTTTTCTGTATCATTTGTTTTGCCATACTCCAAGCAATTTTAGATTGTTCTCTTCGAGTTGAAGAAGTATAACATTCTGCTCCCGGTTCTCCACCGACTAACAATTCATAAATAATCAAGCTCGCAGCAAGAATGGTTTTACCATTTTTTCTACCAACGTATAAATGTAGCTTTTGATATTTTCTAAAACCCGTATCTTTCGAAACAAAACCATATAAAGAACTTATAACTGCTTTCTGCCACAGCTCAAGAATTAAAGGCTTTCCAGCAAAAGGTCCTTTTAAGTGTAAACAAAATGTTTCAATAAAATCTATCGGCTTGAATGCTGCTTTTTCATCAAAAACAAAATATTCTTTTTCTTTCTTACCTTCTAAATCAATGTGTTCGATATAATTTTCTTCAGGATGATCAAGTAGATATATTAATTTTTCGATTTGTTTTTTTACTAATTTGGAAACGACTATATGTTTTTTCTGTATTTCTTCATAATATTTTCTAATGTAGTTCATTATTTATCTTTGTTATGTTTTTCTGCCCACTCTTTTAACAAATCATTTCCACCGATGCTCTCAGGCAACATTTCTCTAAATTGTTTTAGATAAGTATTATAGAGTTTTCCAACATTTAAATATAATCCACTTGCTACAGATTGTTTCGTTCCCCATTGATTTTCCCCATTTTGATAATAGTCAAAATAACCATCACGTTTAATCATTTCTTTAAGTTCTTCGAGTTGCACCGAAGTGTATGCTATGTTTTCAATTAATGTTCGACAAAGTTGTTTTTTATTTTCATCCAATTCTTTAATAAGTTTTTTAAGTTTGCGTAATTCTTTTTTAATTTTCTTTTCTCTTTCTTCTTCCGTATAAAACTTGTTATCTAGTCTATCAAATTCCATAATTACACCCCTTTCGAATCTTCATGCATATTAAAGTAAAG